AGCGTCATGCCTGTGCGAACTAGCCACCAGTATTTACACGAATCAGCGATGGAACGGGCCGTACTGGAGTCCGCGGCATCACGCAGAGGCAAAACAAACGCCGGACATTGGTCGGGACATAGAAGTTCGCCGCACAAGAGAACTAGGCCGCGGCATCCCAGTCTTTGAACGCGAGGCCGAACGAGAATTTCGGTTAGTGCAGGCGTACATCACGCCTGAAGAACTTGCGCGTGTTTTAGAATGGGCAGCCGCAGACAAAGATGAGTTTGATTTTGCAGAGATTGTTCTGACTGGCACTGTTCCGGCTGCGGTTGCTTGGAAACACGGGCAGCAAATGTATCCAGACAAACGTGTGTGCTCGCCGCGGCATTTTTCGTCTATTGTTTCTTTAACGTACGACGGGCAATGAATATCATCCACCGGTTAATACTGTGGGCGGCTAAGCAACCGCGAACGGAAGGCGCAAAACTCGTTTTTGAGGCCGTCGATTTTATAGAGTCACTGACACATCATGAGCAATTACAAGGAGCAGAGATGACATTCCACGAATTGGAAGAAAAAGTAGTGCAGTGGGCGCGTGACAGGCAGATCATTCCCAACAGCAACCCGACATCTCAACTTATGAAGACGGTGTCGGAGTTGGGCGAGTTAGCCGACGCCACGCTCAAAAACAGTGACGATGAGCGCGTAGACGGCGTAGGCGACGTGCTTGTGACATTGATCTTGTATTGCGAGTTGTCTGGTTTTGACATCACTATGTGTCTAGGTCGCGCCTACGACACAATCAAAGACCGCAAGGGCACGTTGACACCCGAAGGAATTTTTGTGAAGGAAACGTTGTGAGCAACAAACAAAAGCGCGAAGAAATAGAACGTGCAACAGAAAACAATCCTTTTTCAATGGCGTCTGTTGTTAAAATGCAGATAAGCCTTAACGCAATTGGCGGCGGCGACTATTTGGGTGACACTGACGCCGTCGTTGCCAGTGAACAATTTGTGCACGGCCCCGGCAAAGCAGATTTAGGTTGGTGTATGGGCGTGCATGCGGTAGCAATGGTGGCTCGCGTTTTGCATTCGCCTGAAGCATTGCAATCGTTTAAAACCGCTGTGGAACACTGCGTCGAAGAAAACCTAGACGAATTTCGAGAGCAGTTGGAAAAAATTGACGAGCCAAAAGGTGAAGAATGATCGACAAATGGTGGCGTGCAATTCGTGAAATTGTCTGGAACGACAACTATCAAGAACGCGCTAGCAAACACAAACCGCCGGCTCACGCTATTCCCATTAACCGGCCAGACGGCACGCCCTACATGCACGTTTGGAGTGACATCAAAACCAATCATGTGTGCATCATGTTCAGCAACGTGCGCGGTGTTGTTATACGTTGGTCGGCTGTAACGCTGCCTGATTTAATTCCGGCCTTTGAGCGTGTTCGCGCCGAGTTTGAACAAGCCAAGTAAACCGCTGGGCAGAACGTGCTGATAAGGTATAATGCTTGCCATGCTGTTTTAACTTTACGCATGGTGCGCTATGTCTTATTTTGTCGGCATGACGCCTGTTGAAGTGCAGTTCATTCGCGTGTACGTCACGGCGTTAAAACGGCACTATCCTGTCATTCGGTCTGTTGTAGACCTTATGAACCCAGACGGATTGGGCATACAGGATTTCTACAACGCAACTACGGCAGCGGTAGCCGTTGACGAAATGCACGCTGATTTTGAGCAGGGCTTGCAGGCGGTTCAAAAAACCAACAAAATGCGCGCCCGAAAGGTAGCCGCATCGCCTACAGACGATGAACTGGCTGATTTGTTTGGTCTGTCGTTTTTCAAACTCATCACGACAGTTCCGGCTACTGATAGCAAAAAAAAGGTTTTGCCTACAACGTATGAAGGTTGGTTCAGCGGCAAACCTGACGAGTGGAAAAACACGCTGAAGGCGTACAAGGACGTTCCAGCAAACAAAGAGAACGCGCTGAATGATTTGCTGACTACATGCTTCAACGCATTTGCCAAACTGTTCAACAAGAACAATTTGTTTCCGCACGGGTTCAAACCCGGGTTCGGAAAAAAAATGTGGCCGGCAGAGAGCAACTTCTTTGACGACCAAAGCGACGACGCCGCAGAAGATTTTGACGGTGATCCGTTTGATTGGCTGTTCGGTGACCCAGACGACGAAGAATAGGAGATTTTGAGTGCAGCCGCTTTTTGTGTTCTGCGCGGACCTACATCTTGAAGACGGCGCGTGGACAACACGCCCCGGTATCTACGGCGATTCGTACTACAGTTTTGAACAAATTGTTAATTATTGTATTGAGCACAGGTTGCCGCTGATCCTTGGCGGCGACGTGCTGGAGCGCAAAAGCAATCTTGCGCGACCCATCACCAAGTTGTGCGCAGAGTTAACACGTCTGCAGTCAGCGCAGGTTGACGTGTATTACATCCAAGGTAATCACGAGTACGACCGCAATGCGCCGTGGCTATCTGTGCATCCGTGGCCGGTACACCTGCACCAGACTGAAGCGCAGTTCCATAACGTGTCAGTTTGGGGTCTAGACTGGTTGCCCAAAGGTGAAATCCAGCGAGCGTTTCAGGCTGTGCCAGAGAAGACCGATATTCTCATCACCCATCAGGTCTGGAAAGACTTCATGGGCGGAGTGGGCCGCACTGAGTGCGAACTGACTGAGGTGCATCATGTGCAGACAATCTTGGCCGGTGATTTCCATGTGACCAAGATTGCCGAGAGTGTAAATGCGCAGGGTAAACCTATCAAAATGCTGTCGCCCGGTTCGACGGCTATGCAGGACATGGGCGAGACTTCTGAGAAATTCTTTTTCGTCATTGGCCGCATACCGACGACGGGCGACATTCAGTTTGTGCCGGTAAAGATCAAGACCCGCGGGTTGATTAGTTACAAAGTAGAGACGCAGGAAGAACTGGACGACCTGTGTGCCGGCCGACTGGTCCGTGAGATTTACGGCGCTATCAATAACGCTGAGCGTGACGGTTTACCCGAGGAGATTCGGAAGCCGCTTGTGCGGATTAAATTTGACAAGCAACTGCCGGACGCCTATTTGCGTGTCGTCACGTGCGTGGGTGAACTAGGCCACCTCTTCTGTGAGGCCATTACAGAGAAAGCCCAGCGGCAGGCTATCGCATCGCGCGATGTCGTGAAGAACGACTTGTTGACCGCCGTGTCTGACCTGATTGGCGACACGGACGGCGCGTACAAACTCGCCGAGGCGCTGTTGTCTGCAGATGACCCGGCGCGAGAGATTGATGTGTTATTTCGTAAATACATGAACGAGGAACCAGATGCAACTTCTGAAACTGGAAGTGAAGAATTGGGTTCACCATCGGCAGCAGACGTGTGAATTTACACGCGGGCTGGTTGCCATTCTGGGTGAAAACGGTTCGGGCAAGAGCAGCCTCTTCGGGGCTATCCGCTGGTTGCTGACCGGCGAGAATCCAAACTACGGCGTCAAAGCCGACAATGTTTCGCAGTATGCGCAGCCCGGTGAGCCCTCGAACGCCGTATTGGAGTTTGAGCACAACGGGCACTACGCCACGGTTATGCGGCACCTGCTTCCCGAGAAGGAGCAAGCGACGCTAATTGTGGACGACAAAGAAGTTGCCCGCGGCGATAAGGCTGTGACGGCCGGCATTGAGAAACTGCTGGGAGTGGACGCCAAGTTCATCAGCCGGTTCATCATCGTAGCGCAGACAGAGATATTTTCATTTATCGACGACAACCAGACGGACACAGATAAGTTTTTCCAGCGGCTGTTCAACACGTCCAAGGCTGACAAGTGCCAAGACGTGATTGGCAAATCGCTGCTCAAGGTAGCCGTGCCGGAGGTGCTTAAGCCCAGTTCGCAGATTCTTCTGGAACAGGGCGAGATCGAGAAGAGCATCAGCGACCTTGACGCGCAGATCAACAAGTTGCCGACGCTCGAAACGTTCTTGAAGATGCAGGAAGCCGACCAGACCCGCATCCGGCAATGGGAGGCCCGCGAGAAAGCCGGCATTGAACTGCAGCAACTGGAACAGACCGCGGCGACGCACCAGCGGGATATTGATAGCACAAACGAATCGTGCCAGCAGCACGAGAAAGACCTGCAGGCGTTTGTAGACGCAACGTCTGGCAAGGAAGAAGCCCACCGAACGGCCAAGGTTGCGCTGGGACACTGGGAGAACTACAAGAACATCGCCAAGATGAAGTCGCGCATGCAGCAGCAGCGTGACGAGATAGCGGCTGAACGTGCTGCCAACCCCGAGCCGCCCGCGCCTACAGGGACGTTTGCAGAAGAGTACAGACGCGACGCCGAGACTATAAGGCAGCGCATTCGCGAAGCCGAGAAGTTTGTGGCGATGTTTACAGAAGCCGGCGTAGTCGAGTGCCCAACGTGCCATACGCCGTCCGGTCAACTGGCAAACAAGGTCGCCGAGCAGCAGGCCGAGATTCCTACGATGACGGCCCGGCTGGCTGAATTGCTGGCTACAGAAACCCGAGTGTCGGCAATTGAGAGACAGCGGGCCCAGTGGGAGTTGTTCAACGAGAAAGTCATTGCCCGTGAAAAACACCTCGACGAGTCAGAACGCGAGTTGACCGCGGTGAGGCCGCCAGAGGCTACTGAAGAAACGCTGCAGCAGACTGTGTCGGATTTTGAGGACTTTCAGGCTGCGCAGAATGAACTGGCGCCGCTTGTGCAAAAATCCAGAGAGCATATTGCTAAATTAACCGGCGCTCTGAACTCTGTTAATGACCGCCGGCTGGTTTTGCTTGACGAGATCAGGACCGCCACGACGACAGAAGCAGATGCCCATCTTGCCAGAGCGCGGCTCGAAACCCTCCGGCAGCAGTGCGGTCAGCGGCAGTTGTTGGAGCAGCAGCGTGCGCAGCACGGGTTCGACATGCAGAAACTGCAAGAGCAGTTTGCCGCGGCTCAGAAGCAAGAACGGGATGCTGTACGGCTGCGACAGTGGTCAGCCATGGCCGAGAAAACCCGGGAAGCCCTCAAGAATGCGCCGAGGCTTGTGGCTCAACGTAACCTGCAAAGGCTCGAAACAGCAATTAATGAACTGTTGCAAATCTTCAGCGTAAATTTTTTAGTGCGTGTAGCCAACGACGGCACACCCACGTTTGTTGCTGAATTTTATGACGGTCGTAAACAGGTGGCACAGCGTTTGTCTATCGGACAGAAGACTGTGCTGGCGTTGGCTTTTCGTGTGGCTGTTAACGCGCAGTTTGCAGAAGAAATTGGTTTACTCGCTCTTGACGAACCTACCGCTTCATTAGATGCTCCGAGGATACAAGCGTTGGCTCCAGTATTGGAGAAACTACGCGACTTATCCACCGCAAAGGGTCTACAATGTTTACTTGTAACCCATGCGGCTAGTTTGTCGCATTTGTTTGAGTCAACAATTGAATTAGAGCCTCCGGAGTTACGCCATGCGCGGATTGCAAGATGAAACAACAATCAAACTGCATACTGACGAAAACGGGCATGTCTGGTACTCCAAGGGCATAAGTGCGCCCAAGAACTCCGAGCAGATAGTCGATAGTTTTCTGTTGTCACCCGTAGCGCACGGCATGGGGTTGTTATTCCGACTGCTAGGTGTGCAGCAGAACGCGGAATTAATCTGTGCGCTGTATCTGCGGCACTACAAGGGCGAGGTTCGCAGTATTGAACTGGCGGGCCCAAATATCCTTGACTGCCGTGACGACATTAAAAACCCGGCTGGTGTCTTGCTTAAAATGCGGGCCACGGCGTTGTCGCCGGCCTGCGGTGGTTTCCACCGGCTGACGCTGCACGACTACCCAACGTACGCTATGTTGGCCCGCATGCTGCGGACAAACTTCGTGTTTGACGACACGACGGAAGCGTATTTCCAACTACACCCGGCCCAGAAAGCCCTGTCGTTTATTCCTACGCTGTCGCAGGAAATGGCAGCAAAATTGCTTATTAACATAGTTGACCCTCGCTGGTATATTGATCGCCGTAAGCCAGAGAAACTGAAGAAACTGGAATTATTCAACGGCTTGACCCCGAGCGTCCAGCACAGGGTTTCAAATAAGAAAATCATTTTGAGCAAAGCGCGGGAGTTCCGTTGCAGCGCCATACTCGACACGTGGAAGACGAAACCGTATGAAGAGGTAGACATCAAGGACCCAGCAAACTTTCTGTACCGCATCTGGCAGGCATCCGGTGGCGGAGTCAGAGGCGACCTGAGAGCATCGCAGTCGTTCTTGCGTTACGTGAACGACAACTGGTTGGCCAACCTTGAACTACGAACTGGCGTTAAAGACGGATTGTTTGCCCCCAATTTATTTTTCAAGAACAAAGAAGAGTGCGCGGCATATAAGTCGCACATGCAGAAACAGCAGAAGTAGTGGTGGCATGCAAGAAGTTACGGTTACGCTTCGTTTCAATCGTGTCTGTCTGGGTGCAGCAAAAAAGCGCCGAGGCGGACAGGTTATCTTTTGCTTTGAGCGCGACCCCAGCGACCGTGTAATGTTTATGTCGTCGGCATGGCTGACGTGCATGCGCTATGCGTCCAAACTTGCCAACCGGCATCACGCAGAAGTAAAAAAAATAGATTGGTGTCCAGTTGTCGTAGGTGAACCACGCACTGACTGGCGCCGCACGATCATCACTCACACTAGCACCGGGGCGAAGAGTCATTATGCTTTGCATGAGGCTTTCCGCCCCGGCGACACAGTGGTAGTTTCCGCCGTCTTGCCTGATGAAATACCGATCACAGATTTTTCACATCTGCTGACGCTGGTGGGCAAGTACCGCGGCTTCTCGCCTTTCAACAACGCACAAGAAAAATATGGAACATTTGAAGTCCTCTCAGTCGAGCCAGTCGCCGGCCCCGGGAGCGATTAACATGGCGTTTGCTGGCTACCCCGTTGTTATCAATAAAACCGGGAATGTTTTGCGGATATCAGGAGAAGGCAATACGGCGCTGAATCCGGAGATCGTCAAAAAGTTGACATCTGATCTACGGTATTCTCACGTCGAGCAGTTGCACGGCCAATCGAAGAAGAATCCGATCACTGGCCAGCGAATGTATTTTCAGACGCGCGAATACAAGTTATTCCGTGTCGAAAACGGCCATGTCGTACTGCTTAGCGGCTACATGGCCCGTATGATCAATCGGTTGCGGAAGATGGGTTGCAACTTGACGCTTGTAGACACGACGCCGACACGCAAACGGCCAAACTGTTACAACCCGCAGTGGGACAGGTTGGAGGGCAAGATTCAATTTCGCGCCCGGCAGGAAGAGTTGATGCAGTTAATTGCCCGAGTACCGTGCGGCATCATTAAAGCCGTGACGGGATTCGGCAAGACAACGTGCATCGGCGCTGCCGCGCAGTTATTTCCAGAAGCCCAGATCGATGTGATAACAAAATCGGTAGACGTAGCCGAGCGTATCGTGCGGAGCCTTCGTCGGTTCGTGCCCAAGGTTGGCATGATTGGCGACGGCTATAAACAACGTGAGCGTGTGACGGTGATCACAGCCGGCAGCCTGCAGCACGCTGACGGTAATGCTGACTTTATGTTTGCCGACGAAGTGCACCAGTTGGCTACGATCAATTTCTCGACGGCGCTGGCTGCGCGGTATAGGCATTCTCGCAACTTTGGGTTAAGTGCTACGCCGTATGCCCGCATGGACAACGCACACGCCGTTCTAGAGCCGCTGTTCGGCCCGATGATCTTTGACCTGCCGTACCAGCAAGCGGTCGAACTGGGGCTTGTGGTGCCCGTCAAGGTCACGTGGCTGCCGATCAGGCTCACGCACAATCCTGCAGAACGCTTCAAGCATCGCGTGGCAAGAAAAAAGCACGGCATCTGGACAAACCATGCGCGAAACTCTATGATCGCCGCCGCTGTTCGGGAGTACCCGGAGGATTATCAGATTTTAATCCTTGTCGAGACTATCGAACACGCCGTGCATTTAGGTTCTGTGTTGCCTGAATTCACGCTTATGTACTCAAGCATGGCGCCGTATGATTGCACAGCCTACAAACGCGCCAAACTGTTGCCGGCTGATTACCAGCCCTTAACGCACGTTCAAAAGCACGACATGCGGAGCCAGTTTGAAAGTGGCACTCTGCGGCGTGTAATTGCGACGGACGTATGGTCTACTGGTGTTGACTTTGAGCAGTTAAACGTTCTTGTTCGCGCTGATGACCGAGATAGTGACATTGTCGACGTTCAAGGTCCCGGTCGTGTAAGCCGTATGTACACGGCACCGGACGGCACCGTAAAAGAAGTCGGCGAAGTCATCGATTGCATGGACACATTTGACCCCACGTTTTACAGAAAAAGCACCGGGCGTCGTGATAGTTACAAATTATTAGGTTGGGAGCAAAACTGGAATGAGGCCGCAAGGAGTTGGCGTAGCAGAGAGCAGTGACGCTCATTATTTACAGTATGATTGGCATCGGCATCTAACGCCGAAGCAACTTGAAGCCTATATCCGGTACTTGTTCATCGCGTTGAAAGAAAACGCGTATGACCCGGATACGCCCGCGCACACCACGAAAAAAACGAAGTGGGACGGCGGTAGAGATAGTTTTGGCACAAACTGCAAAAATATCTGGAGCGAAATCGCCAGACAGGTACGTGCTGCAGAAGCCGTCCCCGGCACGTGGGTAGCCGCTCATTTTTCTCCGACGTTTCATGCCGTGAGAATTGCTGAGAATAAAGGGTTTGTCGGCGAACGGCCGGAACTCTTGTGCGGCAAGAAACTTTCAATAGATATCTACCACCAGTACTGCGACCGTTTTAAAGATATCACAAACGAACGCTGTGCGGCGGCTGAGATTTCTATCGCTACACAGTTAAAAATGTTGGAGTCTGTTATTAAAGACTCCGACGACTTGATTCTGTACGTCGTCGCAGATAAAACCAACGTCAACGCAACGCCGTTCTTTCGTCACGCATTTGCCGCCTTTGCAAATTGCCAGCGCGCTGTAAAAAAATACATCGTGCAGGCGGCTGTCGAATACGACATGAATCAGGAGATGTATGACGAACTAGCCACCCATCACGACAATACGTGGTGGCTTTCCGACGAACTTAAAGATGTAGTGGCACGCAACAGGAAGCAATGGAGCCGGTATCATGGATGAGCAACGGTGGGACAATGGCCGGCGGCGGCCAACAGAAGATACGCCGCTGACGGTAGACGAGTTAAAAATGATGGTGCAGGGTTTCGTTTCGTACCCGACTGTCTACAAATCCGCGTTGCGCGTCGGGTTTAAACCCGAACTATTCAACGGATCAGGCGAGAATGGTTTGGCGATGTTTATGTTCTTGTTTGGTTCGCTGTACAACGAGCACAACGTCGTCACTAAAAACATGTTTAACACTCACATCAGGGGTGTGACGAGCGCTGGGATTATTCCCATGCTTCCCGATACCCGTGAATTTCTCATGGGTGTAGACAACTTTGTCGATCTGGCTTTCGTGGGTCCGCCGCCAAACGTGGACGAGTCACGAGCCGAGCGGCACTACATTGAAAGCATTCTGCGGCGATTTTTGAATGCCCGGTTGATTAATGCTGGGCTCAAGAACATTCTTGGCGTCAGCAACGAGAACACATCGCCAGTTGAGATTGCAAGCCTGCTTGACCAGTTCCGTCGGCAGGCACAGGCTGTCAAGTTTGTCGGCAACGAAGCGGTGAATGCCGCAGTCATGCCAGAGATCGGCCAGAAGATTATTCTGCCGCCGCCAGCAAGTCCGACGACAATTTCGTGGATTGATAACTATATCGGTGGCGTCCGGTCTGGTGACGTTATTGGCTTGCTGGGTCCGTATGCCGGCGGCAAGACAACGATGCTCAGCACCATCGCCACACGTTTGGCGCGGCAGTATGCGGCGACCAACCAGAACAAGTTGTCCGTCTACATCTGCTACGAAGACGGCGCACAAAAGATGAACTGGTCGTTCTACTCTGCCGCGGCGCACGTGCATCGCGACAGGTTCAAGAACAAGATGAGTCCAGAGGAATTCTGGGCCGAACTTTCTACCCGAGAAACCCTTCGGGCGTACGAACGCGATATTCCGTCGAACCGCAACGGCGAGATTATTTTAAGCGAGACAGAACGCTGGCTGGCTGCGTTGCCGTGGCTGAATCAGCATTTTACGTTTCTTGATTTTTCGGCGAGTGCTGAGACGAACTACCGCGGCAACGGCGGTGTTCACGAGATTGTTGCTACGCTTGAGAACCTGCGAGACCGTACGCAAATGGACATTGGTTTGGTGTGTATCGATTATGCGTCGCTCATGATTAATCGTGAACTGGCGCAGAACCCGCTCACCCGCAACGTCGATCAGGTGTGGCGGCAGTTGCAGAGTTTGCCTGACGAACTCAAGACGCACGTTGCCGTGCCGTTTGGGGCAACCGTTTTTCTGGCGCATCAGTTGGCGCAGGGTGATATCAAAAGCATCCCGCCATACAGGTACGTGTCGCACGGCGACGCTCAGGGTTCAAAAGCCTTCGGCGAAAACGTCCATGCGTGTATTTGTCTCAACAAGCCCGATCCTGAAACGTGGGTCAGCACAATCCACTGGTCAAAGATTCGTTTTGACCGGCCTTCTTGCGGCCCGTACGGCCTCGTCAAAATTGACGAGAACGTTGTGGACGTATGGCAGGCAGACGACGAATACCAGATTAATGATATCGCCCGCAAGATTGTGCGGCGTGGTGAAATGATGCCCGTGGCAGCACCAGCCTCTGCTGGCCGGCCGTCTCGCCGCATCATGAACCCTGAAAATTCAACACCAGACGTCGACCATGATTTCCTTTCGTAGGAGTACCTATGGCTATGACGTCATCGTCAATGCCGGGTGTAAACCCACTCAACCCTACTCTCTATTCTTTTCTGCAGCATAAATTTCGCGACGTGCGCATCGCCAACCAAGGTGCGTCTGCGCATATTCAAAGGATCAAAGACCCCACACGCCCCGGCCGTACCATTACGCAGGGGCAATACTGGGGCGAGTACTACTGTGTTTGCTGCCCATTCTGTAATGACGTGGGCAACAAACTCTGGATCAACCACATGTACGGGGCTGATTACGATCAGCGCAGCGGTCGACGTACGGATACGCATCTTGCCGTCTGCTACAAAAACAACTGCATCAATTCGCCCGAGCGGCGAGAACATCTGGAAGACCTTGTTTTCGGTCCGGGGAAACGCCTGCTGCCGCGAGTGCCTATTCAAGAAGGCACGGTGTCATGTGGCCCGCAGCAGATTCAGCCTCCCGGCAAGATTCTCAACTTGCTGGAAGTTCCCGACACAGCACCTGCCGTCGAGTATCTGAGCAGTCGCAATTTTGACATTGAAGTGCTGACGAATGCTTTTGGCGTCGGCGTATGCGTCGAGCCGTTGCCGCAGTACCGTGTGATGAAGGGTCGTATTTATATTCCGTCGTATTTCAACCAGCAACTTGTTGCGTGGCAGGGCCGAGCGCCTACTGCGCAAAAAATTGATATGAAATACTACACTGCTGGGACCAAGAGCCGGGCGCTGTATAACTATGACCTCGCCAGCCGCCAAGACTGCGTCGTCATTGTCGAAGGCGCCCCGAGCGTCTGGCGGCTTGGCGCTGTGGGCGTCAGCCTGTTCGGCAAGACGCTGTCTTTCTGGCAAGAAAATACGGTCGCAACAACTTGGGCTGGTAAACCTGTTTTCGTTGTGCTAGACCAAGGTGAAGAGGAAGCCATCGAAAAGATGGTGATGCAGTTGTGCCGGCATAATTTAAAGGTTGTGCCCGTGCTTATGCCAGACGCTCGCGACCCGGCTGATTACTCAAAATCCGATTTGCGTGATTTGTTACTGGAAGCGGCCGACTCTGTCGAAGTCGCTGCTGATTTGTCATCCTTACGGTGAAACATGCCTGTATCGGTTTCATTAGGGCATCGTCACGCTCGCGCGTTGTACGACCCAGATAGCGCCGAATTGACGGCAGAGTTGTTTCCACTGTTGCCGCTCGATTCCGTGGGTATGCCCCCGGCGGGCGTTGACTTCATCGCCCACGCCATTGATCTTGGCGACAATCCGGAAACGCTCAACACAAAGTCGAAGACACAGATTCCCGTCGGTGAAAAACTAGAGTCGCTATACAGGTACGCCTTGTACGACCCTGACTTTCGCATGCCCATCATGACAAAGAATGGGCCTGTAGTGTCGCAGTTTATCCCGGGGCATTTATTTAAATATGAAGACAGGGCCAGCACGGTCTACGGACCAAAGCCGGCCAAGGTTATGATCGTCGGCAAGATACCCGGCCGTGACGAGATTGCGCAGTCAAACGCGCTGGCCAGCCGCATCATGGACCCACTCTTTGACGCGCTGAAAGCCTGCCGGTTCACAACGGGGCAATGCGACGATTGGTACGTTACGTTTGCCTGCAAATTTATTTCGCCTACGCCAGACACCGCGGCTATCCCGGCGGCGTGGATGAAGAACTGCGCCTTACTGCTGGAACAAGAAATCCGGCTGGTCAAGCCAGATTACATCCTGTGCATGGGGACCGAAGCAACCAAGGCTGTTTTAAATACCAAAAGCAGCGTGTCGGAGTTGACCGGTCGCGTCATTGTTCGCAAGTCCTACGACGAAGACGGCAACGAGCGTGACATCAAAGTCATGCCGGTGATGCACCCCGGCATGGTAGCGCGTAAGCCAGAAATGCTTGAAGATTTTATCGGGCAAATGCGGCGGTTCAAAGACATGATCGATGACCGCGAGGCCGAGCAGGAAGACGTCGATTACGCCGACATTTATACAGAAGAGGCGCTGACCGAGTTAGTCGACGCCATGATTGCTGACCCCAATCCTAATGCCAATATTATTGCCATTGACTGCGAGTGGCATGGCGACCATCCTACTGATCCAGAAGCGTACTTGCGAACTGTTCAGATATCTAACAAAGATAGGTGGGCACGTACCGTTGTTTTACGTCATCAAGGCGGTGCCGATGCTTTCAAGCCTGATTTGGCAGCGGCAAGAACGCAACTTGCCCGGCTACTCAAAAGCACGCCAGACCGACATGTACGTGTGGGCGGCCACTTTTTCCGTGCTGACCTGCCATGGCTTATTGATTTTGGTGTGGATGTACGCCCTGAGTATGCTCCGGCAGTAACGGCAGAAGACAGAATGCACGGCGGCTGGGACACCAGTCTCATGTACCACGCTGTAAACGAGTGCGCCAAGTACGGCCTCGACGCGTGTTCAATGCGGTTCACCACAGCCCCCATTTACTGGGAAGACCTCGACGAATGGCGCAAGAAGTACCGGGCCGTCAATAAACTCAAGGCCAGCGATATGGCCGGATACGGTGACTGCCCGGCGCATATCTTGCATCCGTACGGCGCCTATGACGTAGACGTGACTCGCCGCATCATGATGCACTTCTACGGCACAAACGGTAACGACGGCGCTCTGGCAAAAGACCAGAACGGCCACGACTGCTGGGGCCCGTATTGGCTGGCTCATGGCGCATCGCTGGCGTTCCTTGAAATGGAACTCACAGGGCTGGAGATCGACCGCAGACGGGCCGACGAACTGACCACGCTGTTCATGAACACGCAGGTCAGGCTTTTGCATCAGATTCGTGAAGAACTGCAGTGGCCCGATTTCAATCCGAAGTCGCAGCCGCAGTTGTCCGTGGCGCTGTTTGGCCGCGGTTTTCTCGACAGGTACACAAACCCGCCGGCGATCCCAGAAGGCGCACAATTGTTGAACCTGCGCCCTGTGAAAACGACCGGCAAGCGTCCTGTGCTGTGGGCTGAGATGAGTTGGCGTGGTGTAAACCCTGACACCGCCACGCCAAGCACCGACAAGGAAAGTTTGGGTATCCTAGGCTACATTAACTCGACAGCCGCTAAGATTCGCGACTACAAGTTTATTAGCCAAGTGCTGCAGTCGGTACTTCGAAAGCCCAATACCACGGATGACGGAGATTTTGAAGTAGATGAGAACGGCAATTACTCGTATGAAAAAGGTCTTGTCGGGTGTGTGCACGCCGACGGTAAAGTACGTACTCACTTCTTTCAAACCAAGGAAACTGGGCGTGCCTCTTCTTCACGGCCTCCGCTACAGAATCTTTCGTCAAGGCGCGAAGACGACTACGGACGCATCATCGGCGCTGACACCTACAAGCACCCCGTCCGTTCGATCCTCCGTGTCCCAGAAGGGCACGTTGGCATTGAAACAGACCTCACTGGTGCGGAACTGGCGGTCCTCGCGTGGCTCGCGCAAGACGCCTCAATGATCGATCACGTTCGGCGCAACTTGCTCCCGGACACCGACCCTGATCATTATGATATCCATTCGCGCCAAGCGGTGAAGACGTTCAACATCACGGGCATTGAACCCACGTCAAAGGGTATGAAGGCTGCGGGCAAAAAGGGTTTACGTGTTGCGGCCAAAAACGTGAACTTCGGTATTCCCTATGGCCGCGGTTCAGAAGCCATTGCCCGGCAGTGCAAAGAAGAAGGCGTCGACGTGACAGCCGAAGACTGCCAGCGGATGATTGACGAATACTTCAAGTCTTATCCGGGCACGAAGGGTTTCTTGGCTGAATGCCGTGCCCGTTCGCAGAGTCCCGGTTGGATTGTCGGGCCATACGGTCGCATGCGGCGTTTTGTGAACTCAGAGGACAGGGCGATTAAGGGCGAGCAAGAACGGCAAGCACAGAACTTCCCGATTCAAGGTGGAGTTGCTGACGCGGTGTCGATTGCGCTGAATAACTTTTATCGGTACCGAGAAGAGCATCCCGAGATTGACTACAAAATTGGGCTGCAGATTCACGACGCGATTGTGCTCATTGTGCCGATTGAACATGCTGAACGCGTGTACAAAGAAGTTGTACCCGAGTGCATGGTCAAGCAAGTTCCGTTCTACCCGAGGAATCTCGACGGTACGCTCATCAACGCTGGTCCGTACTACTTCGGCTCGTCGCGCGAAGTGTTCGTCCATTGGGGTGAAGTCCTGAAGCCAAAGGAAGCCGAGGCTCTGGGATTGCACTTTTTGGCCGAGGAATAGGGGCTGGACTTTTCTGTTTGGCCTGTTAGACTACAGGCATCAACGCGGGGGATACCATCACCCCGTACTCATTAACAACGCAAGGGTAAAATCCCTTGTACAACTAGAAAGAAAGTAGGTTTGTATGCCTCGTTACGATTCTCAGAATCTTGCTTCAATTGACCCTGAGTTCCGCCGGCAGCACGG